TGGTGGTAGTAGTAATTTATCTGCTGTCCTTACTGCTGGTAATACTGCTACAAATAGCATTATCTTAAATAATGGTGCTACAAATGTGATTACTATTAACCCATCTATCAATGATATTGTAATTACTGATGGAACAACTACTAATACAATTACTAAAAATGGAATGACTACTCACAACACAAATCAAAACACAACACACTTTCTCAATTTTGTCGCCAGTTCTACTACTGGAACAAGTCAAATACAAAAAACATCAGGAATAGAGTGTAATCCTTCAACTAAAACTATTACAGCAACAACATTCGTGGGTGATTTAACTGGTAATGCTACAAGTGCTACGAATGCTACGAATGCTACGAATGCTACGAATGCTACAAATGCTACGAATGCTGTAATTGGAACTGATAATGTTTCAACACTCGTCTATCCTACTTTTGTTAAAACGAGTGGTGCTGGAAACAAAGGTCTTTTTATTGACGATACGACAACTGCTTTATCTTTTAACCCTTCAACTGGAAACTTGACTACAACAACCTTTACAGGTGCTTTAAGTGGTAATGCTACGAGTGCTACAACTGCTACGAATGCTACGAATGCTACGAATGCTACGAATGCTACGAATGCTACGAATGTTGGACTTACAAGTGATAATACGAGTGGAACATATTACATACCATTCGCAAAGACGAGTGGGACAGGGAATAAACCCCTCTTTATTGATGACGTAACGACACCTCTCACTTACAATCCAAGCACAGGGATATTAACAACAACAAATATAAGAACTACCTCTACTGAAATTGCATTAGGATTTGGTGCGGGATTAACACAATTGTTAGGTTCAATCGCAATAGGAGATAATGCGGGACAAAATCAAGCGATAGGTTGTGTCGCAATAGGAGATGGTGCGGGACAAACCAATCAACAGACAGGAGGAGTTTCAATAGGATTTGGGACGGGACAAACCACACAAGGAACACAATCACTCGCAATAGGAACAAATGCGGGAAATTCAGGTCAAGGGTCAAGTGCAATCGCATTAGGATTTAATGCAGGTTTTTTAAATCAACACAACAACTCTATTATCTTGAACGGAACAGGAAGTCAATTAAATAGTGATGGAGCAAGTAGGTTTTTCGTAGCACCAATTAGACCACTCGCATCAGCGTCACCTGTGTTAGTTTATAATTCTACTACTGGCGAAATAACGTATAACTCATCATCAATCAAAAATAAGAAGAATGTGATAGATTTACAAACAGATACTTCCAGTATATATAATGTTAGGGCAAGGGAATATGATTGGAAAGAAGATGATAAACATTTTATAGGTTATATAGCAGAGGAATTAGATGCTGTTGATACAAATTTTACTTGGAAACAGAATGACGAACCCGAAGGTATTGAATGGTTTAATCTTTTGTTATATACAATAGAAGAAATGAAAAAGTTAAAAGCAAGAGTAGATGAATTAGAAAAGGTATAATGTATTTAAATGTTAGTAACAATATCGCCCTTAAATCGTTTCGGCACGTTCTCTCTTCGCAATAAAACCCACAGCATCTTCACTCCTGCAAAAAAACCTATACAACGGGTATTTAATAACTACCATACCTTTCTGCTTACGAGGTTTGCTATAAAAAAAGTATTCAAAATAATCAAAATCTAAAAAGTCAAGAATGTAATAACGCATATCTTTCGGCAATTTCTTAAAAAATGGTATAATTTCCATGCTATATATATACATATAGAATGGAAAATGACTGGACGGCAGATATAGAATGCGTTCTTGAAAATATACGTCAAAACTGCGTGGTCTTATCAAACGAACACAAGACCCAATACTTCTACCTAAAATACATCTTACAATTCTTCCGCCTCCCTGTAATCATCATTTCGGGCGTGAATTCCATCGTGTCAGTTGGATTTCAACCCTACCTTAATCAGGGTGCAATTAGTATAACAACGTGTATTCTTGCTCTTGCTTGTTCCATTATAGGGTCAATAGAATTGTATTTAGCAATTCAAAAGGGCATGGAGGTCTCACTGGTTTCACAGCAATCGTATTATCTACTCGGTGTAGATATATACAAAAACTTATCTTTATCAAAAGAACACAGACCTATTCCTGCAAAAGAATACTTGGAGCGGTGTTATAATGAATATGTTAAATTAACCGAAAGTTCTAATGCTATTATTAAGAATTTAGAAGATAAACTCGCACCATTACCAATTCCATTACCGAAATCACCTTCATTCTTCTCCTTTCCACCATCTAAAAAAGAAAAACAAAAAAAAGACAATGCAGAAGATAATGTAGTTGTTACTTTGACAGAGGAAGAGGAGTTCAATATCACGATTTAACTTTTGAGGATTTCTCATTCTTATAAATAGATTATAGATTAAAATACAAAAATATAATCTTAATATAGTTTATAGAATGGAAACGAAAGATTTAGATAAACTATTTGAAGATAAGAATATCTCACAGAGTTCTAAAAATCTGTATTTGAAAAATTTAGAGAGGTTAAATGGAGGGGTGTTAAAGAATTTCAACTTCTTGAAAGATATAGAAAAGGTCATGGAAAAAATCCAAAAGTATAAACCAAATACTCAACGAACTTACATTATTTCAATCGTCTCTCTGTTAAAATCTTTAACAGCAATTCAACCAAAGAAATACAAAAAGTTGTATGATAAATATTATCCATATTTAGAAAATCTAAATAAGGAATTAAAAAGTAATGTTGAAAAGACCGACAAAGAGAAAGAAAACTGGATAGAGCAAGATGCAGTGTTGTCTAAACTACAAGAGTTAAAAGACAAGATTAATCCTACTGCTAAAAAACTGAATGAAACTCAATATCAAGACCTTCTCAACTATCTATTACTATCTCTCTACACTTTACAACCACCACGTAGAAATGCTGATTATCAAAATGCACTGCTTACCAAGAACCCTGATTTCAAAAATTTAGATTGTTTTAAGGACTACAATTGGGTTGATTTGAATGACAACAAATTTGTCTTTACAAAATTTAAAACGTCCAAGACATATCAAAATCAAGAAATAGCGATTTCACCTGAATTAAGAGAGGTAATAGATTTATATTTGAAGCATCACCCACTTCGTAAGTTGCTTACAAAGAAAACGCAAATACCTTTTATCGTGAATTATAACGGAGACCCATATACTAATAATAATGACTTTACCCGTTTGCTTTATAGAATATTTGATAAAAAGATAGGTGCAAGTATGCTTCGTAAGATTTTCTTAACTTCAAAGTATAGTGATACAATGGATAATTTGAAGAAAGATACGAACGACATGGGGACATCAACTTCCACTGCTGAAAATCACTATATAAAGGAATAAGATTATTATTTTTCAACTTCTAAAATCAATCTTACCAAGACCTTTTTACTATATTACTAAAAAGGTCTTTCTACTTAACCCAATGAGAAACTAATTCATCGCCAGTCATTTCTGTTTCTTTCTTCCATTTGCTTATAAAGGCAATGAACTCTTCTAAATTATAGTAAAAGTCCTTCATCATTATTGTCCTCAAAATGACCCAACGACCACATGTATTAATTCCGTTTTTAAGTTTTTGAAACTTCTTTTTGTTGTAGATAATAGGAACGTCCTTTGGAACTTTTTTGAAAAGGTCTGTCAAAAGGTCTCGGTCTTGTCCTAATAATTTTCTTATAAATTTCGGTATAAAAGACAATTCACTATCTACAAATATGCCGTAACTATCAAATGCTTCCAGTGTATCCTTCTTTGTTTTAGGGTCAGTATATCGGTAGATTGCAACCCAGTGTCCGCTGTTCTGTTTTTGTTCTATAAGAATAATCTTATAACTTCTATCGTGAGGAAGTAAATCGTAGATAGAATTGACGTTTGCTAATTCGTTGTATTTGATAATATCATCGTAAGCACTTTCACCGAGATGATTTCTCAAATCTAAATCAGTAATGTTTGTTTGAATAGTTTGTTCTAAACTTTGTGGTTCTTCCATTATATAGTATTAGAATATTTTTTATTCGTTTATTTAGCAAAATATAATCTAATATAATAGTATAGTAGAAATCTAAATGGTTCATTTTCAGCAAGATTATTTAGTAGGCACTGCAAAGCAAAGAATTGTCTTACCTTATTTAGAGCAACATTTCGGGGACATTATACCGACAGAAGAACGATGGGCGAAATTTGATTTTTACAATCAAAACGCCATATTTGAATTGAAGTCAAGAACAAACAAGAAGAACCAATATCCTACCACCTTGATGACATGCAATAAAGTCATTGATACAGAGAAGGACATATATTTCTTGTTCTATTTCACCGATGAACTTTGTTATATAAAGTATGACCCTGAATTATTTAGCAAGTTTGAGAAGAAACCCTATTCAAGAATTAACGAGCAATTTGACGAGAAGGACTACTACTTCATACCTATTTCTAATTTAGAAACCATTAAGAAATTTTAAAAAATTTTCTCTTCTAATATTATAAAATGAGTTTAGCAAGTGGAATATCATTAAAACCAAGACCTCTTTTCGCTTGTGTCACACAATCTTTATCTTTAACTGCTGTTGCGACACCTCAAACACAGACATTTCAACCAACGTTCGCAAATGGAGTATTAACCCAAGTTGCTGGAACTCCTGTTACAATAACCCAATCAAGTTTAACACAACTTTCTGTTGCTGAATGGAATGCTTTAAAAATACAAAATTTTTACTTAAAGGGAATTAATACTGGAACTCCTACACCTGAACCAGCAGTCGTATATGAATTAGTTTCTTTTACTGCTAATGCTCCTGTGTTAGGTGTCGTCCAACCAAGCACTCTAACATATTACGCAACGTCAATAACAGGAGCAATCTCAACACCAAGCGTAGTTATTGTAGCAGATGTTTAATCATACCTTTTAGGTATAGTAGTAGAAAGGTCTCACTATCTTCTTGAAACAAAACCCAAATTATAAACAGATTATTACAATTAATAATCTATTTAGTATATATAGAATGAATTATAGTGAGATAATAGAGATGCCTAACGAGGATAGATTGTATATCCACTACGAGAAGAATGCAAAACCAGTATGGATAGAGCATTTTGATTTGAAAACGAACATATCCATGACATATATAGTCAAGAAGTTAGGCAAAAGTAAGATTTTTACACGAAAAAATCAAAGTAGGTGAATTAGATTTCTACATATATAGCAGAAATAGATATATACAAGTAATAATTTTAAAATTATTACTATTAGAAATCAAAAACATATCAAATTGTAGAAATCTAATATTGAAATTGAGATATATTTAGATATATTCGTGTAAAAATCTAACTATACCTATCTACTCTCATACTAAAAAGGTCTCTCTAAAAGGAAATTTAGATTTAGAAGAATTTAAGAATAAAAATATTTATTTATAGTATATATAAGATGTCTCAACTTGATATACGAAGAATTGAAAGCAATCCTGATAAAGTATACTACGACTTAACTATTGCAAATGTCAATAACGGAGACGTTAATCCTGCTAATAGTCCTGTGTTGATATTTAACGAACAAAGACAGAATGCTATTATCAATAACACAGGTGATTATTACTTGTCTATTGTCCGTTTCCAAGTAGATACTACTTCATTACCTATTCTTGTTCCTATTATACAGGACTACGGACAGCAATTACCTGGTATTCCTACTAATTCTAAAACTATATATTCAGTAACAATTTTAGATAATACAACAATTCCAGCAACACCACACCAAGTATATATAGATTGGTTGCCTCAAATTCAAAATGTAGATGTTCCCGAACCATCTCCTCCATCAGCATCATCTCCACTACAAGCAGAAAGCGAATGGTATTTCTGTTATAACTTTGAATGGTTTGTTAATTTAGTAAATACTGCTCTAAATCAGGCATTAACAGATGCGGGTATTCCTCCTACTCCTCCTATCCCTCCTGCTACTCTTTATAATATTGCTTTATTGGGTTGGAATACAACAAGCAATAGTGCTTCGCTTTATTTAGACCAGGCAAATTTCGGTGGTGCTAATCCAAATTATTCACTCTACTTTAACCAAGCATTATTCACATTATTTAGCAGTTTCCCAGCAACTTATTACGGAAGTGTAGGAGTAACAGATGGACTGAATTATAACATTAACGTTCCTAACACACAAGGTTTAAACTCCATTTATTTACCTATTATAGCACCACCAACTCAAACTCCATGTATCCAAATCAATCAAGAATGGGATACTACTTCTCTTTGGACGCCAATCAGTAGTATCGTCTTTACGTCTGCAACATTTCCAATCATTCCTAATAGATTGTCTCCTCCACAAGCGTTTACTAATGGTGTTTTAGTCAATCTAAATCCTAATTCTAATAACTCCAATTTCGCACAGGTAATTACAGACATTATTACAGGAGACCTATGTTATAAACCTACTCTAATCTATGAACCTACTGCCGAATACCGACTTATTGATATGGTGGGTAATACTCCTTTAACCAACATTAACATTCAAGTATTTTGGAAGTCAAAATTAGGTAATTTTGTCCCATTTAGAATAGCAACAGGAAACTCTTGCACTATGAAACTTCTATTCACTAAAAAATCATCTGTCGGTAATAATGGTAATCAGTAGTTTAGGGTAGAACGTATATAGAATTGTTTAGGCAAGTTTTTTATAAATAGTTGTATTTATAAAAAAAAATATATTGCTAATTTATATAAGATGGACGCTCCGCTATTTCATACTGCTCTTGTGACCGATAGTAAAATCGCTCAAATCACCGATGACCTTGCATTTGCGGTTTATCAAGGTGCTTCTTCAAACACATTTCAACAATTTACTGCTGTTTCAAATAGTAATTCAAATCTTACTTTCAACGTTCAAATTCCAAGTGAAAGTGTAGTCATCAATCGTGAAGTTTTACTTAACGCTTTAATGACAATTACTCTTACTATTGGTGGAACTGCTGGTGGTTTTGTTCCATTAGGACAACAAGCATTCAACTACGGACAAACTGATGCTTTCCAAGCATTTCCTATGAGTAAATCTTTTTCCACTACTACTGCTACTATTAACAACTCCAACGTCTCAACCAATACCCAAGACATTTTAGACGTTCTTTTAAGAATGAATAGTTCAAGAGAACTATTAAGATATTCAGGAATGACCCCATCTTTCCCTGATAGTCAATACTCACAATATAGTAGTGGTTATTTAACAAACAACAATCCTCTTGCTTCATACAACAACTCTTCTTACGATATAGACCAAGTTCCTCGCGGTGCTTTTCCATTAGCATCAGGTTCTCAAATTTATAGATATGTTAATGGAGTTCAAATTGATAATAACCCAGTCGCCCAAATAGGAAACGCAACAGAACAATGGAAAGTTGTTCTTGCTATTGATGTAACTGAACCAATTTTCTGCTCTCCATTCATTTTCGGCGAACCTGATTTCAACAAGAGTGGTTTAGCAGGAATTAACACCATCAACCTTGTCATGAATATTGATGGTTCATTAAAACGTGTCTTCTCTACTATGGCGGGTTTAGCAACAAACCCATCTGCTTATTCTGTTTCTATCACAGGTGGTAATTCAACAGGTTTAGGAACTAACGCCAGTAATACTACTCTATTCACATCACCACAATTATTAATGAACTTTTTATCAACTCAACCAACCCAATTAGTCCCATCAAGAGTAGTAACACCTTATATTGATTATCCACGTTATATTTCATCAGGAACATCTCAACAACCATTAGCAATTGGAGCATCTGCTACATTAAATTCACAAAATATTCAACTTAACCAACTTCCTGATTATTTCTTTATCGTTGTTCGTCCTGCTATGAGTAGTCAAACGATTACTAACTCTGCATCATTCTTGACTATCAATTCTATCAGTATTAACCTGAATAACGTTTCAGGTATTTTAGCATCTGCTACACAAGAAGATTTGTGGAAAATGTCTATTGCTAATCATTCTACTCAATCTTGGTTAGAATTTTCAGGTTTAGCATCTCAAAATGCTAATGCTACTGGTTTAGGCGATGTTGTAGGAACAACTGGTTCTATCCTTGTTTTATCACCTGCTCTAAATCTTTCATTATCCAATATGCTTTCCAACTCATCTATCGGTCAATTCAACTTCCAATTCTCTGTTAATGTCACTAACAATCTTGGAATTGATTTGAACGGAACAACTAATCCTCTTCCTGAAATCTTGGTTGTTACTGCTAATAGTGGTATGTTTGTTACTTCAATGGGTTCATCATCTATCTTCACTGGTCTTCTAACAAAACAACTTGTATTAGATGCAAGTGAGAAACAAAGTGAAGACCCAATCCAATCCAGTATGATGTCTCGTTTAGTCGGTGGTAAGATGGGTAATATGCCTACTTCTGCTATTAAACATCTTATCGGTAAGAATGGTATGAGAAAAGTAGGTGGAATGAGTGCTTACTCGGGTGGTGCTGATAGTGGAGGACGTATGTCAAAACTTTCAAAACTTTGCATGTAATTCAAAAAATTTAAGTGATTTCAAATTAATATGAAATTAAAAAAAAATTGATTAATAAATTGTATAAGATAATTTATTAACAGAAAATTGATTTAAAGAGATAATCTTAATATATTGTATAAGAGAATAAAATGAATTGTGTAATCTGTTTAGAACAACAAGACCTTAAATTTAAGGCATCATCACCAGCAGTTTTCAAGTGCTATACTTGTAGTGATGGATTTGTATGTAATAATTGTATTGGAAAATTTGACCCATGTGGTAGTATCTTCTTACCGAAATTATCACAAGTTAAAAAGACAATCCAATGTCCTTGTTGCAGAACCCTCAACTGGAATTATCACTACAACCAAATAATAAGAATTACTTTGGAAGAACCTGACGAACACCCTGAAAATGCTGTCAGTAAGGTTGTAATTAGAAACAAGTATGAAGGTAAATGCTGTGGTTGTGGAAGTGATGATATTGCAGTTGAAGAATGTGATGGAAGGGAAGGTATTAATATGTGTAGAAAATGTTTTGGTCTTCCTGATGATTGGAAAATTGGAGATGATTATTAAAAAAATGAAAATGAAAAAAAATACAGAAAATTGAAATGCTTTTTTTTAAATTTATTATAGGCATTAAAACAACAAAATTTAAGTGAATTGAAATTTAGCAGGATTAAAAAAAAAATTGAAATAAAATTGATTTGTATTGTTATATTTATCTTATACAACAATATACGAAAATGGAACAAATTAGAAACGAAATTGCTTTGATAAATATGGAAATGGATAATTATAGTAATGTATATGGATTTGGTGATACAACAACACACTACGAATGGTATGAAATTGATGTTCCAGTAGAAGATAGAGGACATTACAGGGTATTCTATAAAAAATTCTATAAATCATTAGCAGAAATAAATCAAAGAAAATTTAGAATGCTAATAAAAAAACAAGATAAATTGTATGACTTATTAAAAAAAGATTTTGAACCACACACACATCAAAGATATTTTGACCCAAAAATGTTTCCAAGTGGAAGTATGGTTAGTTACGATTATTCAGGTGGATTAAATCATGGTGGAGTTGATTATATCATCGTAAAAGCAACAAAAACATATTTAATGGGATATATGGTAATAGGAGATATGATTGGTGAAACAAGAAAATTCGCTACAAAACCTATTCAAATTAGATATATTAAAAAAATACACAAAAATTAAACCTTTATAAATGTAAATTTAAATAAATTTAGGCATTTGCCTTTTTTTTATTTTTTTATATCTATATACATTATATACAAATGGCGAGTTTAATGTATAATACCCTTTTTGAAACTCCTTATAATGACGAGTTAATGAGACGTGTTAGAGAAAATGCTCTACGAAAAGAACACTACAATCCTACTGAACCTTACCATATTTCATATATGAATTATCCATCTGTTAATGGTTCAGGTAGAAGTAGAGTTTTAATGTGTGGTGGGGCAAGAGACGGAGACCCTCGTAGTTTAGGATTAGACCATGACCCACGTTATTTAAGACCAGGTGCTACTATTAACTTTCCTAACTATCAATTCAGTGCAATGATGGCGAACCCTGCTTCGGGTGGTATGCGTAGTAATGATGGTTTTCATTACCAAGATGATTTCAATCCTTACTATAACAGAGTTGTTTCTGCTAATTTTGGAACAGCAAGACCTTCATTTAGCAGAGGTGGTTCAAAAGTAGGTAATTTTTTTAAAAAAGTAGGACATGCATTAGCACCTGTGGGACGTGCTGTAATGCCTGTTGTGAAAGAAGTAGGCACAGATTTATTGAAAGATGCTATTAAAGGTGCTATTGTTGGTGCTGGTGTCAAACGTAGAGGCAGACCAAGAAAGGTTGTAGGTGTAGGTCAATTTGAAGGTTCAGGACACCCAGTTGGTAGTGCTATTCCAAACGACATGTATATGGGTTCAGGAAAAAAGGGTGGTAATGCTAAAACCTTTTTTCGTAAGGTCGGTAATACGTTGAAGAAAGTTGGTAAAGTTGTTGCACCTGTCGCTGTTCCTATTTTAAAGGAAGTAGGTAAAGACCTTTTGAAAGGTGCTATAATGGGTGCTGTCGTTGGTGCTGGTGCTAAAAAAAGAGGCAGACCAAAGGGTTCAGGTGGAAAGCGTTCAAATGTAAATAGTCAAGGAGAACCTAAAATGTGCTGTTTTCCTGCAAGTGATTGTGGTGCAAAACCTACTCGTGCAGGTCGTCCAAAGGGTTCAAAGAATAAACCAAAGATTACTGGTGGTGCTGGTGCTTCCGTTGATAGTGCTGGTATTCTTTCAGTAACACCTAATCCTCCACCTGCATTACAAGTCGTCGGTGGTAAATCAAACATCGGTCGTAAAATCAAAAATACTTTCAAAAAAGTAGGTAAATTTTTAGCACCCGCAGTTCCAGTATTGAAAGACATCGGTAAAGAAGTATTCAACGAAGTCAAACCTATTCTTGTTGAAGAAGGAAAGAAACAACTCAAAGAGGGCATCAAAGGTGCTATTAGTGGTTCAGGAACGAAGAAAGGTCAAGTCCGTAAAACTGCTCGTAAAGCATACGAAGGTATTAAGAAACCAAATGCTCGTGCTGAAATTGTCAAGAAAGTGATGAAAGAACGTGGTGTTAAAATGATTGAAGCAAGTAAAATTGTAAAGGCAGAGGGACTTTATTAATATATTTAGAAATTTTTTATATCTAATGTTTATATATAAAAATGCCGTTGATTTTAAATTACGAACAGAATAAGAATGTCATTAATCAAGATAATCTCGCAAAAAAGAGAATTGTCAAAGCATTACAGCAGAGTGTTACTCAATCTAATCCTCAAACCAACCCTGATTTAGAACAAAATGCTGATGATTTGTTTGACAAGATTTTTGATTTATCTAACACGATTGAAACCTATTTGTTTGAATTAGGTGTTTTTGTTTCAAGTGAAGATACTTCCAAGATAGACGTTGTAGCAGAACAATCAGCAAAAAAAGCAAGAGAACAAGCAAAAGCAGAAAAAGACCTTGCAAATGCAGAAGCAAAATTAGAAAAACAACAAAAGGAAATTGAGAGAGAAGAAAAGAAGAAGAAACCCGACCAAACAAGAATAGCAAGATTAGAAGAAGAATATTTTGGAATTCAAGAAGTCATCGCTCAACTTAAAAAGAAATTACAGGCAAGATTACAACCTCCTGCTATTGCTCCATTATCATTAGAAGAAGAATTCGGGCAAATGGAAGGTATGGCGAGACCTGTTATTAGAGGCAAAAAGTTAATATTTAAAGAAGAGCAATCCATTCCTATTGTAGCAAAATTGTTAAATTTATTCAACTCATACAAAAAGGCATGGAAAGAATTAATCCCTTTTTCTGCTGGTTTAGATACTAATCAACTAACAGATTTAGGAGTAATGCTTGACACTATCACCAAAGCACTCAACTCCTTTATTGAAGACACCAAAGTTGAAATACCAAAGAACAAACAACGTGTATACGAGCAGTTATTCTCTGCTGTTGATGAAATATCTTCTATTCTTAATGAAGTAACACAGATGTATCAAAATATCTACTATTATTATTCTCAAAGTAGTAGTCCTGCACCTCCACAGCAATCGGTCGGCACTACATCGGGTAGTGGATTTGCTGTTAAACCTTATTATAGTAGAACTCGTTTTCTATAACTCCAACCTTTTTAGTATAATAGTTAAAAGGTCTCTCTATCTTCTCTTTTAGAAATGGAAAATATAAGTAAAAATCTAAAATAATAATCTAATATTATTGTATTAGATGATTAAGATTGTAGATTTTAGTAATAGTAGCAAACCTGATAAAAGATACAAAATAACCCTTGAATACCCTGATGGTAAAATGAAGTCATGGGATTTCGGTTTGAAAGATGGAAGCACCTATATAGACGAAGGTAATGTTGTCAAACGAGATAATTACTGGCGAAGACACTGCGGTAATGCAGTTGAGAATTATCGCATCAAAAACAACATTCCATCTGCTTCTCTTTTTTCTGCTCGGTTGTTGTGGGGTGAAAGCACTGACCTAACTGACAATTTGGTTCAATTACAACAACTTTTAAACAAGAAATAGAGAGACCTTTTTAGTATAGTAGTAAAAAGGTCTCTCCAAATATAGATTTCAAAACTGATTTTATAAACAAAAAATATATTAGTATAGTATAATGGGATATATAGTTCAAAGTATTGTTTTTGATAAAGATAAAGGTTGGGACATGAAATCCGCAAGAGAATGGGTTAAAAACCACAAAGAATTTAGCAAACCTATCAAAGAAGAAGAAACCATTAATACTATCCGTGTTAGATTATTTCCACCTAAAAAGGCAGAGCAGATGGGTTTCACAGATTATCGCATGAAAACATTAGCATCGGGAGACGTGGGTATAATGTTAGATATTGCTTATAACAAGTTGAAGGGTTCAGGAACAAGTAGTAGTAAGGTTGCGGTTACTGATGAAGATGAAGAAACTGAAAGTGATAGAATGAGAAATGATGCATTTGAAGAAAATGGAAAACTATACGCAGAACTTATTAAATTAGGAGAAGAATTAAACAATATAAATAATCAGTTAAAATCAGGAAGGAATTTGAAAAAAAAAGTTTTGTTGAAAGCAGAAATTACTGCCCGAATGGAAAAAATAGAAAATAAGATGGCGGAAAATCAAAAAATACTTATTGGTGGTTCTCTCGCTAATGAAGACCTACAAGCATTACTCGCAAAATCGTATCATTCCAAACACCCAAGTGATTACAAAGATTTCCAAGTAGATAAAGAACTATCAGGTCAAAGAGTTCAAGTTTATCACAATCCTACTACCCAGCAAACCATTGTAGCACACAGAGGAACGTCATCTGTTCCTAACTGGATTGAAAACGTTGCTTACGCTGTCAGTAATGACAAATCAGGCAAAGCATTCCAACATTCTAAAAAAATCCAAGACCAAGCATACACCAAATATGGTAAGGAAAACATCACAACAATAGGTCATTCCAAAGGTGCATTACACGCCCAAGAATATGGTAAGGAAGGCAAAGAGGTTATTACGTTGAATAAACCTGTTAATATTACAGATGCACTTTTCACTCGTGTTCCAAAATCCCAAACCGATATACGCACTCAATATGACCCTGTCAGTTTTTTGAGACCTTTTCAAAGAGGAAACAAAGCAGAAACCATCAAATCCACTACGAAAAATCCATTAGCAGAACACAAGACAAGTGTATTGGGGCGATTAGACCCACGTAGATTGTTTGGTAGTGGTGAGGAGGGTGGTAAAAGAGACACTAATCAAAGAGAGAGCGAGGATAATCCAGGAATGGTGTCTAATCAACAACTTCAACAAGAACAACTACAACTTCAACTACTACTTCAACAAAACCGACAAAGTGTTAATGCGATATTAGGACAAGAAATTAACAATATAACTCAATTATTTAGAAGACAAAGAGAAGACCGATTATCATTAAAAGAAGGATTAGTTCCTGAATTTTTATTAGACGACCAAATTGGATACGCTAATGCATCAAATTTAGCACAGAGATTAAGAGAAGCAATTTTAGAACAAGTTACTGCTGATACAGATGTTTCAAATCCTCAACAAATTGCAAGTCATTACAGGCGAGTTTTTACTGAAAATCTACGAACAATTTTAAGGGATAATAACGCTCAAAGAAGAGCAGGAGAACCTATTAGTGAAGGTAGTGGTATGGCGATGTGTTCTCGTTGTGGTGTTAATTGCAGTTGTGGTATGATGCGTGGTGGTATGGTTGAAGAAGAAGAAGAAGAAGAAGAAGAAGAAGAAGATGTTGGTATTAATGATAATATTAAAGAAGAAGAAAAAGATGTTGGGATTATTGCTAATATTAAAAAAGAATACAATGAAAAAATACAAAAATTAAATAATAGATTAAGGAGTATAAGCAATAGGGGATATATGACACAAGGAACTAATCAAGGAAATGCTATACTGGAAAAAATTAGATTTCTTAAAGAAGAAAAAAAAAAATTGATAAAAGATATAAAAAGTCAAAATTTAATGGAAAGGTTAAGAAACAGAGAAATCAAGATGGGACGTGGTATGAGTGGTGGTATGGTTGAAGATGAAAATTTTGGGGTTTTTATTGACCCACAACAATTTATTGAAAGAAGACGACAATTAAGTAATGAACTACGTGAATTGAATGAGATGTGGGAAGGAACAGACGAAGGACTTGAAAAGGCACAGAAGAAAATAGAAGATAAAATAGAATTATTAACCCGACAAATGGAGGAACAAAAGGAATTAGCACGAGTAGGTCTAATGAATTATTTGAAAAACAGAGAAATCAAGAGGGGACGTGGTATGAGTGGTGGAGTATCTATTCAATTTAGTAATGGTTTATTTGAGTTCAACACGACTTCTCCTTATTCATTTTATAGAAGTATTAGAGCATATTATTTTCTTCAAAGACCACAAAGAAAAGAAGAATACCGACAAGTATTAACAGAAGTTCCTAATTTTGTTAGACAACAAGAGCAAAGTATTGTCCGTGATTTTCAAAATAATTGGAACGAATTTTTAGATGTTCTTAATGGAGACAACATGCAGGAAAAAAGACGAATAGTAGGTGCGACAGAGATAGATATTGGTAGTATTATAGATGCTGGAATTGATGGTAGTGTTTATACTGAAAGTGAGGGGGAGTTGAGTAGTAGTGATGAAGAAGAAGGTGCTGGTATGCATGGAGGTGCTGGGGTTGGTATTTTTAATGATGAAGAGTTAGGTGAATACGAAGATGTGTTTAATACAACGACTTCTGTAATGGGTATTTATACTAAATTAATGAAATTTATTAACAAACATGGGGGTAATAAAGACGTTGTAAGACAGAGATTACTATCGTCATATATACAATACGTCCCTAATTCTACGAGGGCACAGCGTAATGAGTTTTTAAATAAATTTGATAGATACGCAAATTTAGGTGAAGATGAAGGTGCTGGTATGTGTGGAGGTAAATTTGGAGATGCTACTGACCCATTAACTTTCGCTCTTTATCTTGTAGGTGCTTTGATAGGTGTCCCACTAACGAGGACTACGTTTAACTATTTGTATAATATATATCAAAGTAATAGGCAGATAATAGACGATGCTATGACTGATACAACGGGGTCTGGTAGTGATGTGGATAGTGTTGTAGGCGAAGAAGGTGCTGGTATGAGTGGTGGTGTTATTCCATTGCCCCCTTTTGATGTTAATATTGGACGCTTGTTTAGAGAGGCGAAACGCCGATGGGCGAAATCACCGAAAATGTTTGAAAATCTTGCATACGAGAGAAGATTGTTTGATGATAAATATGAGAAATTAATGAGGCATCTTCGTCTTGTTACGGGAACGGGTGGTATGGATTTAATGTTGTATAGCGAATTAATGAACTATTCAAAGTGGGTAAAGGGTTTGGATATTCCTGAAATTAGTAGGGGTGCTGGGAAAAAAGCGAAGAAAGCAAAAAAAGGAAAAAATTGAATTCCTTTTTGGTCTTATTTTTATAAGCAAAACACATCAAAATAAGTAGAATTTTCTCAAAATATTTTTAGTAAAAAATTGAACTCCTTTTTGGTCTTATTTTTATAAGCATCTCAATAACAAATTCAAATTTTTAAAATGTCAAGTCAAAACGAAGAATACTGCTCTAATATGTATGTATGTCAAGGGTGCGGAGAAAGAAGCGAAGACCCTGATTTTACTGAATGTTGTGAGGGGCATTTCGTATTTGCGGAGACAAGGTATTATTATCAAGAAGATGATAGTGATGAAGAGGATAGTGATGAAGAAGATGATGATGAAGACGAAGAAGACGAATTTACAAGATGGTGCAGAGAGAAGGAAGCAAAAGACGCAAAAATCAAAGCATCATGGGATAGGGGTGTTTCCCTACAAGATGTCCCTGATGACATTAAAAAAATGGTATGGGAGTTCGTTGCTCCTAATACTGCACTATTAAACAGAAAAGGTAGGGTTGCTTCTATTATACCTAAAATTCCTTATCTTCTTATAACCCTCAATTTGGGTAAGATGAATAAGTGGAATAACAGGTCTCTTGAAGAGGGCGAAAAACCATTCAGGGAAACCAAAAAAAGAATTGAGAGTAACATGTCTCTCTATTTGAAAGATTACGATTACGAAAACATTTTTGAACTCTACGAGCGATTAATGGTGTTTCAAACAAATTCTACTGAATTTTATAAACAACACCTAACCTATCTTTTAAGAAGCGATTACTGGGAAGATGTCTGCGTGAAAGCAAGAGAAAAAGCAGACCAAAAACGCCTTAAAAAATGGGGTTTTTAGAATTAAAAAAAATTGAAATGTAAAAAATTGATTGTAAATAAATGTAAATTGTAATTTGTATTTGTAAATAAATAAATAAATGGGGAAATTCCCTATTTTTTTATTGTCATTATACTATATGTTTCATCGTAGTGAAAATATTTTAGACAGCAGAGGTAATTCTGTGGTTCGTCATTACCAAATTGATTTAGCGGGAAACTGGGTTCTTGTTGGAACGATTACCAGTTCATTTAACGTAGGTGCAGAAGCATTCAAAAATGGAATTGAAAAAAACAAGAAACGAAAAAGGAGCGATTTTTGATGTATTTTTGATTTAAAAAAAAAATTGAGACAGAAAATTGATTTGTCAAAATAGGTATTATCTTATACAACAAGTTAAACGAAAATGAATTGCGAAATAATCAACGAACTAAAAGGCAAATACAGGGAATTTCTTGCTACTCCACATGGGGCAGAAGTTCTTAAAACTGCTGTTGAAATTAAGACCAAGTGGGTCAAATCACAACAAGCATTAAGAATAAAAAACAAAGGTGTTGTCACTACTATGAATACTGCTAATGTTAAAAAACAACTCTTACCAAAAGCAATCCAAGACAGAATGAAGTTAGTAAAAATCACTCCTATTGGTATTAATAACATTTGTCATAGAAATGCGGAAGTATTGAGTGGTGATGGGTTTTATCCAAGATTAGGTTATAATGTATTTGCATGTCCTTGTGGTAAGGGAATGAGTTTTGAATTACATTCAGTCAATAAAAAAGATGGAGAGTTATACGATTTCACAAAAGATTTCAACAATGAAAATAAAAAATGGTTTTTGGAAATAGATAGAAAAATTCTTCCAAGAGCATTTATAGAAATATGGGGTAAAGAACCAATGTATTTAGGTTGTGGGTGTAAATGTAATATGAAATGGAATTTCACAGAAATCCGTGAATTGGAAGACGGAGAAGAACTCGTAAAAAGAATAGAAGCAATGGAGCAAGTGATTATTTGGGGTTTAGATGCATACGAAAAAGAGTTAATTGACGACTACGAAAAGGGTTTAATTTAATAAAAAATTGAAATGGTATAAAGAAATAATCTTTATACTATATATAAGATAAAAATGGAAGTCGTCCCCCTAACCGAAGAACATTTTGCCGAAATCAATATTGATGAACTCAAAATCCTTGCAGAAAAATACAAGAAACAACAAGATAGGGTCAAAGCATACCACAAACAGCACCCTGAAAAAACAAACGAAAAAGTCAAGAAATACTACAAGAAAATCAAAGAACTCAACAACGAACAATACCAACGTATTTTAGATAGTAAAAAACAATATTACCAAAATGTAGTCAAACCGAAACTACAAGCAAAGAAACAAATTGTATGTGTAAATTAAATAAATCTTGGATTTTTACAATCCGCTTTTTTTTTATAAAAGTTTAGGCGATTTTTATAAAAAATTGAAAATGACTTAAAGAAATAATCTTTATATATTGTATAATAGAAAATGCCCTTTGACCTTACCCTCAAACCTCACGAAAATTTGCTGAATGGAATTGTAATGTATGAACCGATTAACAGACCATTATTGGAGAAACTTATTAATAGCGACCTGCTAAAACTAACTTTTAGAAATCCTTTTGTATTCTATCAAAACGAGAAGAAACAACTGGAAGCATACCGAGAACTTATTAACCCTGCTGGATATGCAGTGGTTTCTTATAATAAAACTGCGAAGAACCCTTTTGGAAGATGCGACCCTGCTGGGTCATTAGGTCTCCATTCAATCCGCAGGGAAATTCGTCATACACTTGCCGAAGAATTGTATATTGATGTAGATATTGAAAACGCACACCCACAATGTTTATTACAGATTTGCAAAGCAAATGGGATTGCATGTGAAAATTTGAATGATTATTGTAATAACAGACAGAAATGGTTGGATTTTGTGAATGAAAAATATTTGGATAGTATTCTTGATAAGAAGAAGAAGCGAGATATAGCAAAGAACCTCTTTATTCGCTTGATGTATGGTGGTGGTTTTAAACGATGGGTAGATGACTGGAAATTAGACCAAGCATTCAAACCTACTGGCGAACTGGAATTATTCATCAACGAATTCAAATCCATACAGGAGAAGATTACCAATGCGAACCCTACCATTTCCAAATATGTGAAACTGCAAGACATTGAAAAGAAAAAGAACTGGGAGAAATTACCACCTGAAAAACAGATTGAAAGACCTTATTATCCTAAAAACATTCAAGCATCTACCACTTCATTCTATTTGCAGGAATGGGAAGTTCGTATTTTAGAATGCTGTTATATTTATCTTGTGGATAATGGTTATATCAAAGATAATGTAGGTTCTCTGTGTGCTGATGGTCTAATGATAATGAAGGAGAACTACAAGGAAAGTTTGTTAGACGAATTAAGCAACCTTGTCAAACAACAATTTGATTTTGACCTGAAATTTGCTACGAAAGATTTTGAAGAAGGATATAATAAGATTATTGATAAGCATATTGACTTTGACCTTCGTGGTAAGGAAACTGGTAAATTAGCAGATTTCTTTTATATGATGAATGGTAATGATTGGGTTAATCATTCAAGTCAAGTGTATTATTATAATGATATTGTATGGTGTGCTGATGATAAGGAGAAGAACAACCTTTCTAATTTCGTTGATACAAAATTCAATAAACAGATTGTCAAATACTTATCTTGGAAAATCAAACCATTGGAAGAAGAATTACAGCGATTACTCCTTAACAAGAAACAGAATAAAGAACAGATTAAAGGCGTTGAAGCAGAAATAGCAGAAATGGTCTCATTACGCAGTAGTATTTCATTCTCTTGCAGAACAAGTGGAACGAGGTCAGGCATTATCAAAGACATTATCAGCAAGATTAACAACACCAGTATCATTTGGAACAACAATCCTTACATTTTTGCTTTCAACAACAAGATATTTGATTTGAGAACTGGTGAATTTGTCAAACCAAACAGCAGAGATTACATCAATCAAACCTGTGGGTATAATTGGGTGGTTTCTCCACACAACAAGAAAGATAAACTACTGGGAATATTAAACGAAATCTATCCTGACCCTGTTATTAAGAACTGGGCGATGTTAATCTTTGCAACTGGTCTGTGTGGTATTGCTATACAGAATTTCTTTGTGGATACTGGTATTGGAGGAAATGGTAAGAGTTTTATCAATGAACTGATGTTGGCGACTGCTGGTGAATATGGTTATAAATTACCCAGTAGTATTCTGTTTAGTGAAATCAAAGATGGTGCTAATCCTCAAATAGCGAATTTGAAATTCAAGCGATTTGCTTATTGTGAAGAACCCAGTGCAGATAAGCGAATGAAGAGTGCATGTATCAAAGAATTGACAGGTGGTTCTACTATTAATGCTCGTCTTAATCATTCAAATGATTGTAAGATTGAACTTTGTTTGACTTTTAAAATGGGTGCGAATAAAATACCGAACTTTGACAAGATTGACGAAGCAGTTAATAGAAGAGTAAGACCTACTCCTTACGAGAGTTTGTTTCTTACAAAGGAAGATTATAACAATGCCGAAGACAAGAAAAATATGTTTTTGAGAGACCCGAAACTTGCAGAACCACGATTTAATGATGAATACAGAATGGTCTTCTTTGACATTTTGAAGGACTACTTTATTGACTGGTTCAAGAATGGGTTTCCTGAAAGACCTGATAAGTGCAAGGCAATACAGAATGTTTTAATGGCGAATGGTGATGACTTGTATGGTTGGTTCTCTAATTTGTATGAAGAGGACAAGGACGAAGTATTATCAGCAAAAGGCGTTTTCAACAGATATAGTAGTAGTGATTTCTATATGAACTTATCAAAGACAGATAAGCGGACTTTTAACTATTCAAAATTCAAGGAAATGATGAAGGAGAACTTCCATTTGAAAAAATATTTCACAATTGACAAAGATAAAGTTTATATTTTAAAGGGGTGGAAACTGAAAGAAGTTGAAGTGGAAGAAGTTGATGTTGAGTAGATTATCCTTATAAATTGTTTGTATTATTAACCTGTGTATTTTCTCTTATACAAGTTAATATGAAAAAGCGGAAAAGCGGAAAAATTGCCCTACTTTTGGTTTTACCCTATAAGGGACTACTTTCAGTCCATTTTATAAATCCCCAAGTAGGGCAGTTTTTCCGCTTTTCCGCTTTCCTACTATTTTGTATATGATAATTCTTGTTTTCTTCCTATTTTGTATAAGAAAAAAATAAAAAATTGAAAGGATATAAAGACATTCCATTATCCTATACCAAGATAAGGAGAAAATCCCGATGAATGTTTCCAAACTAAATAACCTGAAAAAACGACTAATAAAAGACACCGACGACCCCGAATGCCCCTACCTTTGCAAGATACTGGGGACAATAGAAGAATGTCTTGTAGATGCTAAAAAAAAGGCAAAAGAAGCAGACGCAGAAAGGAGGTTGTCTTATCAATGGACGAAAGTAGAATGTGAATATTGTTATAAAGAAGTTTATAGGGCATGTCTCTATAAACATCATCGCACGAAGGCATGTGGATTTCACGACCAAAACGAAAATAAAAAACCGACCAAAGATAATTTAGAAATAGTATTCAAATTATTAGAAAAATAAAGTATTAATATACTATATATAATGTCTCTTGCTTCTTGTATAAATCTTAATCCAAGTGTATTTGGAAGTGATGGTTTTGACACATCTATAAGTTCAACTTCTCTTTATTCTTGGACGCCAACATCAGCAATCAATAGTATTAACGTTAATGTATATGATGGGACAACACCAGTAACAACCCTAACAACTCTTCAAGCAGGATTATATCTAATCACAGGTGGTTGTAATGTAGAAACTACTGGAATAACTCCATCAGTAACAGCAGAAAGTTTATTACAA